CTAACTGTTCTGTACTATTTAAGTACCACCTAATAATAGGTCGTTTATCTAAGAAAAGGGTTATTATCTCATAACAGATATTGTCCTCTATACTCTCTGCTAAACCCTTAAATCTATCTTCCATCGAAAACAAAGATGTTTTACAGATATAGTTATAAATATCTGTCAATGAGTCTTTTTTAAGATGTAGAGCAATTATATCTCTGATATAATCATCATGAGTATAATATAAATATTTCTTTATTTGATACCAGTCCATAACTCCTATCTTCTTCAAAGTCTATTAAACGTTTTTCTAACTTATTCTAAAATTATATCCAGTAACTTCATTATAAGCCATCGTTCTTTAATTTGTATCTTTATTACACATTTTGTTTTTAAGATTCATTATATAGTATGGAATTTTCGTAAATCGTTAAATCACTATATTAAGTATCTTAATGCGTACAAAGATAAATAAATCTTTTTGAATAGAAGTAATTGTCAATAAGAAATCGAAAGATTAATGAAACTCTTGTCTATGATTTAAAATATATTTTATAACGCTATATAACATTGATAGTCAAAAGAAAAAGAGGAATATCCTTGCGAATATTCCTCTTATAACACTCAGTGATTCCGTTGGGGTTCGAACCCAAGACCCACAGCTTAGAAGGCTATCCGAGTGAAATGATGTTATATACTGATATGTAAGTTATTACGCTGCTTATCTTTTTTATGATATATTCGTTTTATTGCGAGTTGGTGATATTTTTAATAAAGTTCGTCCCCATCTTTGCCGGGCTTATAAGGCTCTTTTTGTTTTTTAGGTTTGACATATATTCCTTCGCTTATCTGGCTATCATCCGTAATCTCTTTTACAAGTAAGAAGTGTAGCACCTTGCTTTTATCTATACCTGTAAGAAAATAGGTGTCTTTTACAGCCCAACCTAACTTAGCCATATAGTTGAGTGCATCAATCGGGCTATGAAATTCTACCCTTTTACCTTTTTCGTCCACGATTGTTCCCATCCTCTCAGCTCCGAGGTCTATACCTATTGAAACACCTTGCTTGAAGAGGTGCATATCATAGGCAACAATTTCGCAATACGCTGGGCGGGTTGTTTGTGAATATGCTATATTTGCAATTAATAGCATTAATACAAGTAAGTATTTTTTCATTTATCTGTTATTTATTTGTTTTATTTCAAATTAGCTACTGTCCAAAGAATTGCACCATATATAATTAATACAATACCAGCTATTAGATAATTCCTTGCAATCTTTTTGTTTTTCTCTATCTGTTCATAAGTTGCAGGTCTTCTAAATGGTACTGAGCGTGTGATATTGCCGTTATATCTCAGCCCATTTTTATATCTGTTGTCTGTTACATACGTTTTATATGTAAAAACCTTCTTGCCTCGTACGATGTTCGTCTTGTTACGTAGATTAAAACCATAAAGTAACAATGCAATGCCGCCAAAGGCGTTGAAAAGAAACGCAATTAAGCAATGAATAATAAAGTTTGGATATTTATATTGTTCATATAGAAGTTCCTCGCTATCTTCATCCATAAAACACTTACTTTCATATCCAACCCTGCGATAGGGGGTTGAATGTGCGTCGCCATAAAGCTGATTACTTACAACTCTACCTGCGTCTCTACCAACTTGATTTACAGCAGAGCGGATTAGTCCTTTTCCTAAGTTATTAAAAAAGCCCATATTCTGTTTTATATTATATAAATTACATCTGCTCTCGTGAGATTGTACCGACAATCTTGTAAGCGTGTAGGATGTCTTGTTTGCGAATGTTACGTGTTGGATAAACAGGGCTGAAAGGTTCAAGGCGGATAGTCCTGCTGTCTGGAAAGCATTTCCGTATAAGACGTTCGGTCTTGGTTACGATAAGATAAGTGCAACCTGCAATTATATCCTTATCGGACGGAAGGAAGAATACAACATCACCTGAGTTATATTTCGGTGCAGCTTCGTTGCCATAGACGGTAATACCAGTGCAACCGTTGAAAGAATAGATAGAAACGTATTCAAGTACTGGATAATTATCTTCTGTAAAGTCCGCCTCATTTTTCATTCGTACGTCAAGATTAAGAATAGGTTGCGATGTTGTGTGTGACTTTAGCCTGAAGATATCTTTGCCGATAATTTCGGAAATCTGAATCAGGTAAGTATCCTTGAAGTCTTGAGCGTTCAATCGAGAGTTTAACGCCTGTCCACTGATACCTAATTTCCCAGCAAGCCAAGTAAAGTTTATCTTATGTTCAGATAATATTCTTCTTACCTCTTTACCTTCCATAACTTCATCATTTTAGTTATCGATAGATATTATAATCGTTTCATGCACCCAAGCACCTCGAAGACACGTGTAATCATCTTGATTGGTACTTCCTGCTCGTCAAATTCTGCCGTATTAATAGGTATAAATCGCAGTGTACCTTCTGATTTGCCTTGTCGTATAATTTTAACGGTGCGTAGGTGGTTAGCCGTCACGACAGCGTATATCTCTCCCATGCTTAGGTAGTCCTGCCAGCCTACGACTTCTTTAATAGCGATTATATCTCCATGTGATATTTTAGGTTGCATAGAGTTTCCTGTGATGTTGCACCACACCACCCCATCTTGATTGTATGGTGCGAAGTCTATGTTATACTCTGGTACGATGGTTTGGTCGTTGAGAACTAAATCAAAGCCACCGATAAAATCTACGTTATAGTATGGTCTTCCGCTTGCGTGCGATATTCTCGGTCTATCTTCGTATGTTACTTTTATCTGTGTATTGCTGTTTGCTGTGTCTGCTTGTGCGTTCAGCATCTCTCCATCTCCATCGAGCAACCAATTAAGGTTAAAGATATCATCAAAGGCATTATTAAAACGCTGCAAGAATTTCCCTGTTGGGTTATTGCCTGTCCCTTTTATTGACCTCGAAACATTCGAAGGGTCTGCATTCATGCGAGTAGCTACATCTTCGTTTTTTGCAACAACTCCCTGCATTCGCAAGTAGTTTATAGCCTTTTCAAATCTTTCATTCTTGTTCATATAGACAATAAAAATGGTGTTACAAACAAACTTATTGTTTAATAAATGTTAAGATATTCAAGTTTATTGTTGTTTTTCTTGCAAACAACAATTTTCTTGTTTATCTTTGCACTGTAATTCTGAAACAAAGGTATAAATAATAATTGAAACTTACAATACCTCAAACGGGGTAAATTAAAAAAAGACTGGAAAATGGAAGATAAAATTTTATTCAAGGGGTTCACAAACAACGAAACGTTCATCGAGCGTGGCGAGTATAAAGAAACGGAGCTTGACAAAGCTAAGAAAGAAGCAGATATGCTTTTACAAGCTATCGGTAGAAGATATTGCCTTTATATGAACAGACCTTTAAGCATCAAGCCGTCGAGAAGCATAGAAGTGAGAGAAGACATAAACATGATATACGTAACCGAAAGGGCATACAACAAGCTCAAGCAACAATACAACATTATGTGCGACTTCTAAACCATTGGAATATGAAGGTTACTTATTACGGACACTAAACATAGGAGGATTAAAAATGCGAAATCTAATAATATATCAAAATTCAGTAATTGCTCCAGTTGCAAATACAGTATTATCTGGGTGCTCATCAGTAGAGGCACTTGCAAGAGAGAAAACAGTATGGGTAACGTTTTGGACTGGAGATAAGGTTACAATAGAAGGAAGATGGAGGCGTACAAGAAAAGTTCCAGCAAAGGCACTGAAAAGTGGTGAAGCACTGATTAACTGGATGAAGGAAGTTATCAATAAGGCATGGAATTAACCACTACGTAGGGTGTTCAGTTAAAGGCTGGCTACTTGGTTCAAGTCCGAGACACCCACAGCGCAGAGAGTACAGATTTTCGAGGAAACCCTTTGAGCCATCTCTCACAAATAAAAATGACTGAAAGCGGGTGGTTTAGAATTGTACCACAACAATCGGGCGAGGTGAGCCTTAATCACCAAGGCAAAAGAGTATGAGGCTCGATGGTGGTTCGAATCCACCTTTGCCACGAAGGCTACACAAACGTAGCGGTTCCCCTGCCTGATGGGGCTGTAAATTGCAGGATTGAAATAATATCCAAATATAGCGATGAAGCAGAGGCCAACCGTAGAAGCAAGCAGCCCTATAAGGGTCGAGGCAAGCAGCGGGGAAGAAAGTAACAAGGAGCTAAGTAACAAAATAGGCTGGCGTCGTTGAACTCGACAGCATAGTGCGAAGAATAGTAACACAAACAGACCGTAGTAGGTTAGCCAGTCACAAGTAATATAAAAAACAAATCATATGGAAGAAAACAAATTAAATCTCTTGGAAAAAGAGAACGAAGAATTAAAGAAGAGCGTTGCTTACTTGGAAAAGCAACTCGAGGAACAGAAAGGCGTGCTGTTAGCATCGCAAGATGCCGCTAATCAGTATAAGGATTGGTGGTTTAAAGAGCAAAAGAAGCGTGAGAAGTTAATAGAGGACATAAAGGTTATTTCAAAAATGTATAACATACTAAGTCAATCATGGTAAGAATGAGAAGAGAAAGAATTTACGGTGAATACAAAAAGCCTGTTATACCTACTCTCAAGAGTATGAAGGTAGGACAGACGGAGGAGTGGCCGATTGAACGTATGGAGGTTGTACGTGTATCTACTGCCAATGTAGCAGCGATGAGCCGTAGAGAGGGAAAGAAGTTCAGAATGAGATTAGGGGAGCTGGTAATAGAAGTTACCAGAATATCCTAAAGCTGTACTATCTGAAACGGAACACCGTCTGATACTGGAGTACTGCAAAGGCTATTCTGATAAGGAAGTAGCCGATAAGTTGTGCAAAAGCTATTGGACGGTGAAGACGCAAAAGAAAACAATCTACAGGAAACTTGGTATATCGAAAGATACCGAGCTGTTATGGTGGATGGTTTGTGCGAGGTTAAAGATAAACTTTGACCTCAAGGAGATACGAAAGCATGGTATCGAGATACTCTTTAGTTTGCTTTTTGTTGTTCTGCAAGTAACGAATAACGGAGGAGATTTACGAAGATGTAGGATGTCGAGACGTGCGAGAACTGAAATAAGGTCAGGAAATGGGAAACTACGTGATTACGGATAGTGAAAAGCTCTTGACCATAATGCGAGTAATGAATAGTAAAACATTTGGATTGAGGTTCAGCGAGAAGATAGTAGGAGGTCGTGCCAGACTGGAAAGACTAATAACTGCTGGAAAGATTAGAGCCGAGAAGGGCAACGGAGAAGCCCAGAACGGCAAATGGTTGGTAAACGCTGCCGATGTCCTACGATATGCAAGAGCAAAATGAAAACAAAGAAGATAAAGACAAACAAGGTCGTTAGTTGGCTTGACGAGCAGAGCGAACTCTATACCAAAATAATGGAAGAGCCAGTAACGAGAGGTACGGTACTATTGGTTAATTTGATAGCTATCTGCATTATCATTGCTGCGATAGCTGCTGGAGGTGCGTTAATCGTTTCTGCAGGGGCTACGCTTTGTGCAGGCTATCTGGTAAGGAGGTTAAACAGGAGAAACGAATAGCTTTCACTTTTGTGAGAGTCTTTTTTTAAGTTTATTTTGAAGTTTTTGGAAGGTACAGCAGGGTGTGGGCAAGTGATTGTCTGGGTGGTTCGATACCGCCGTACCTACGATTTTTAATTAATTAAGCGTATGGATAAATTAAATTTTAGAACCTTACATGCAGACGAGATAGAGTGTAGGGTCGGAGCAGTAACGGATGGTAAAGGGTGCAGCCTTCTAATGTACAAGAATGCGAGAGTAGATATGACGCTACTTGATGAGGTTGTCGGACCGGAAAAATGGAAGCGCAGCCATGAATTGATTAACGGCAGTCTATTCTGTACGGTAGCCGTGCTATCTGATAATGGCGAGTGGGTGACAAAACAAGACGTAGGAACCGAAAGCTATACAGAGAAAGAGAAGGGGCAAGCGTCTGATGCTTTCAAGCGTGCTTGTGTTAACTGGGGTATTGGTCGTGAACTTTACACGTGTCCATTTGTCTGGATTAACCTAAAGGAAGACGAATGGAAGTCTGGGTATAATGGAAAGCGACAGCCAAAACCGAGATTTGTCGTGTCGTCTATAGAGTATGACAATCAACGTAAAGTATCTTTTATCGAAATCAAGGATGATAAAGGAGAGGTACGTTATACTTGGGGTAAATCGAGCGAGTTGGATGATGTACGTGCAGAGGCTATCGACAGAGTAAAGAGAGCTACGACACGGAAGGAGCTGGAGGATACGTACAAGCTCTATCCGGGTCTAAAGGATGACCCTGTATTTGTTGATGCGTGCACAAAACAATCAAAGAAAATTGAAAAAGCAGCCTAACTATGAGCAAGATAGAATTAAAGAAAAGCCCTGTCATCTTTGATGAAGGTGCACATACGTACACTTTGGATGGTGTACGATTGAGTGGTGTTACGGCAATTGTCAAGTGGATGTTCCCAGATACCTATAAGGACATTCCGCAGTCTGTATTGGAGAAGGCAGCCGAGCATGGTTCGCTTATTCACAAGAAGTGCGAGCAATACGATAATTGCGGTTTTGGAGATGATTTGCCAGAGGTTAAGGAGTATGTAAGGCTAAAGAAAGAAAACGGGCTTACAACGGCTGAAAACGAGTATCTCGTAGATGATGGAAAGGATATAGCTTCGAGTATTGATGTTGTCTTCGATGAGGACGAGAAAGGCTGCTATCCGCTGGCTGACATTAAGACTACGAGCAAGATACACAAAAACAATGTATCGTTGCAGTTGTCTATTTACGCTTATCTGTTTGAGAAGTGTAATAAAGGCAAGAAGGCTGGACGATTGTTCGTTGTGTGGCTGCCAAAAGAACAGTACGGAAAGGCGGAACTGATGGAACTTAACCGTATCAGTGCAACGGATTGTAAGAAGATAGTTAAGGCATATCTTGCAAAGGAAGATTCAACACCATACAGAGAGAAGTATTTCGGAGCTAAAGAGAGTTCGACAGAGTTAGAGCCTATCGAGGAGGCTTTACCAGCCACGCTGAAGGATGCCGAGGATGAGATAATCAAAATCGAAACCCAGCTAAAGCAGATGGAAGAGAGAAAGAAAGAGCTGAAAGAAGGCTTATACAATCTCATGAAAGAGCACAACGTAAAGAAGTGGCAAAGCGAACGAATACAGATAGTTCGTAAGCTGGATAGCACACGAGAGAGTATAGATACGGCAAAGGTAAAGAAGATGTACCCCGACGTATACAAAGAGTGCTTGAAAGTGTCAAAAGTCAAAGGAAGTATAACGATTAACGTATTATGATATGGCACGGAGTAAGAATTCAGTTAGCCTTATAGGTGTAGTTGGTAAGGATGCCGAATTAAGGCAGACGCAACAAGGTGTACATTATGCACAGATTTCACTTGCAACGTCTACTGGTGGCTACAAGAAGAAAGATGGTACGGACGTACCAGAGGTAACACAATGGCACCGTATTGTAGCGTGGAATAACCTTGCAGACTTTGCGGGTAATTACGTAAAGAAGGGAATGAAGATAGCCGTAGATGGAATGATTACCTACAAAACGTATAAGAACCAGCAAGGGGTTGATGTGTATACGACGGATATTGTCGCAGATAGTATAGTATTAATGACTATACCACAGGGGCAACAGCAGAATGTAGGAGCAGCCCCAGCGCAGAATGTAGACCCGCAATGGCAAGGGGTTGTGCAGCCTTATGGAGGTTATACGCAACCTCAACAGGCTACAGTTCCACAGCAGCCTGTACAGCAGAAACCAGCTAACAACCAACAGGGAGGCTATACACAACCAAATACGGGTGCACCGTTCCCACCCGCCCCCGAAGATGATTTACCATTTTAATGAAAGTTGTAAAAGTTGAGAAGAGAGATGGTCGGGTTTCGTTAGATACGGATCTCGACTTTCTTTTTTCAACGTTGAAGAATGGTAGCTATTCACTGATATTAAAGCGTGTTAGTGAGAAAAGAACGATAAATCAAAACGATTTAATGTGGATGTGGTTTAAGTGTATCGAGAATAGCACTGGAACGGATAAGAATGACATCTACATGTATTACTGCAAGAAGTTCTTGTGTAAAGTCATCCGAGTTGGAGAAAAGGTAGAGAAGGTGTACGAGACATCATCTATGCTTAATACAACACAGATGACAGAGTTTTTGAACAAGATACAGGCGGATGCAGCAAGTGAACTGGGTATAATGCTA